AGAAAAATTTGGTTTATTAGGAATTTCAAATAACCCCATTTTTTTTTTATAACAATCATCAAAAAGTATATTATCTAAATAACATACCCATAAAGGCAATCTGCAATTTTTATTGCTATTTTTATCAAAAGTTATATTATAATCAGCATCTTCTCTTTGTGAATGAGATTCTCCAGAATAAAATACTTTTTTATTTGCTTTAAACTTTTTATGATTATTACCAAAAATACTGTAAAATAGTATATCTGGATTTTCTTCAGGCTTTATGACACGTATATTATAGTGAGCTGAAAGCAACTTTTTTATAAAATTATTTTCTTGATCAAATATTCCTCCACAATATTCATCAATCCACCAATCAGTAAACGCAATTGAATAACTAGGAATACTATCAAAAGTAAAATGATCATAATCTAATTGAATATCTGTATCCTTATTGTTATGTAATTGATATGCGTAACAACTAACCAAGTAATTATTTATGTTATACATATCTAAACAATCGTTATATATACCAGTATAATCAATAGCATATTTTATTCCATTTGTTTGTATATATTTTATTAATTTGCAACAAGCTGACTTAGTTATAATATATCCATATGCTCCATGACAATTAGGAAGTGTTTCTTTATGAAAACTAATATTAGTATTATTAGAACATTCATTATGTGTATGATAACTGCCAATTAATGTGTATTCTATATTATTTTTACTAATAATATCAAAGCATTTTTGTAATTTTTCATTAAAATTGTCAACAATAGTTACATCATCTTCTAAAATTACATAATAATTATTATTATTGTCATTTAATAATTTATGCCATAGTTTGTAATGACTTAATGCACAACCGATAACACCTTTTCTATAATTAAAATCATTATCTTTAAATAAATTCTTAATAAAAATACTAGGTTCTATTTGTTTCCCATCAATCGCTTCAAAAAATTCATAATTTGTTAAACTTTTTAAATTTATTTCATTAATCATTTTTTCTTTTCTATCTGGACGTCTAGCTAAATTTACTATATGGATTTTATATTTATCATTATTTATAAATTGATTTTTTAACAATATATTTTCCCACTCTTTTGCTCTGTTTGCCCATGAACATGATAATGCGTACTCTTTACCTCGTTTTCTCATCATTATTTTTTGTTTTTCTGTCAAATTTAATATTGTATCTATTTCAGAACCATGATTTACTTGTATACCATATTCACCAACAGTATCTAATAAACCTGCCAAAGGATAATATAAACAAATCACTTCAGCCATTAACATTTCCATTCCAGTAATACATGATGTTTCTGGAAATGTATTTGTATATAACCAATATTCCGCAGAAGAAATCAAATTAGTTAATTGACTTGTATTAAGTTTACCGTGATGTTTAATACTATTAGGATATTTTAAAATAAATTCTAGCATCACTTTATCATCGGCATTTTTAGGAAATGTATCATATGATGATATATCTAATGTTGCGTCTGGAATATTCTCTAATATATCTTTCCATAAATTCAACATTATATGTAATCCTCTATAACTACAAGAAGTCCAAACAAATTTATTTCTAATTTTTTTGTAAGGTAGATTAAATAGTTCTAGTATTATACCATTATTAATAGTATGTATTTTATCTTTTAAACATGGATGTGCCGTAATAATATTATTTTTATGCCAGCTTGTTAGAGCTATACATCCATCAATTATTGGATTCCATGTTTCAATTATGTCATTAAGTGGAATGCGGTTATTATCATAGTTATTTATAAATCCCGTACTATCATGCGCTGATAAAAATAGTTTATAACATGAAAAATTTTTATACATTAAAAAGAATGATATATATCTAGAAACAATAATAGTATGGAACTTTGTGGTTTCTAACAAATTTTGTAACTGGTTACGATTAATATATGTAATATTATCAATTTTTTCATCTTCAACATCTCCGCTAATAAATATATTATATTCTTTTGAAAAATATCTGGATAAATATGCTACTGCTTTTTCCGCTCCACCTATGGATTTATTAGATACATATGTATCATTCCATAAAAAATACATAAATCCTGTATAAATTAATATATTCTTACTAGATTCACATTCTTCTTTTGAAAAAATAGAGTTTTTATTTTTATCTGTTATTGATAGGTTATAAAAAATATAACTAACATCTATTCCAAATCGTGTATCATAATCTTTTAAACATTCTATTGTATCTAGTGGAATTCCTAGATCATATAAAAATTTAAAATATTGATTTGCCAAGGAAACAAACATATCTTTATCTTCAGCTTTCACACTGTCAACAAAAAATTGTAAATTATATAAAAAATTACGAATGTACCCAATTTCATGTATCGGCATTTTTTTAATAAATACAATTTCAAACATTCTAATGATACAAGTAAGATCTTTAACTTTATCAGCAATTAATATCATGTAATAAGGAACAAGGAAATTATATTTATCAATTGATATAAATAATTTTTGGTCAATGTTTACAGTTAAATAACGATTCTCATAATAATCTTTTATCATTAAGTAATAATTATAGGCTATTTGCGGTTGATCATTACAACAGTAATGAACTAACAAATAATATAAACATTCAACCCTTTCAGAATCATATTTAAAAGATTCAACCAAATAAAAAAATCCGATTTCTTTTTGATTTAATTTTTCATAACACTCATAAATATATAAACAAGATACATATTTTTCTTGATTCCAATTATCCTGTGTTAATGTAATTTTATACCATTTTATTGCTTCTTCAAATAATCCGTAATCTTTATAACTATTGGCACAATAAAAAGCATATCTTTTATACAACTGATCGTTTTTTATAAGAGCTTCAGCATGCGCTGCCTCTAAAACTTTAGCATCCTTCAAATACTTATCAGGATCTTGACTTCTGTTTCCACTACGTCCTGAAATCACATAATAATTACCTTCAATTACTGCATTTGTTGTAGGTTCTGGTTCTATACAAGAAATAAATTCATGTATTACGGATTCATATATAAAGCGTTTCATATTATAAATTAATAAAACTCGTGTATAAGCTGTACCAAAAGCACTCCCGAATTTTAAATAATATTGATCGTATATTCTATCGTTTGCTTTTGGCATTTGAATATCGCCAACAATTTCATCATCCGCATCAAATACTAAAAGTAAATCTGTTTTTTTATATGCGTATTGTAATGCCAATGTTCTATTATGAGCAAAATTAACCCATTCATCTTGATGTAATTCACCAGGAATATTTTTACTCGCAAAAAAATCTTTAATTATTATTTGGGTATTATCAGTAGAACCCGTATCACAAATAACCCAGTAACTGAATTGAATTTTTTTACATAATTTTTCTAGAGTTTCTTTAATGATATGAGACTCGTTTTTAACAATCATGTTTAAACATATAGTTGGATCCCTTGCCTTTTCTGAAATAATGAGTTCCATTATTATAAATAATTAATTAAATAACTTATATTTAACTAATTATTTATATTATATTATATTACAATTTGTTAGTTAATAATTCTAAATAATGATTAAAATTATTGAAGTATTTATATTGATTAATTTCTTCTAATATTTTAAATTGTTCTTCTTCTGATATAAAAATTGTAAATTTACTTTTAAGTTTAATATGAGCAATTCCTCTATAATTAATATTATAATGATATGAAAAGTCTAGTTTATCTTTATAATGAACTAACAAATAATATACAGTTTTCCAAACATCTCCGGTCCATTCTTCTCCATATTTTAGAATACCATTCTCGTAGTAATGTCTTAATGGTATTGTTAGTTGTTCATTATAATTAAGTGGTATAATATCATCAATTAAAATAGATCCATTATCATTTAAAAAATGTATGCTATTATTAAAATCTCTTAATACATTTTCTGCTAGATGCATCCCATCAATAAATATTACATCAAATCCTTCTACACATTTTTCAAAATACTCATCTGAAGTACAAATATGAATATTTTTGTTACTAAATTTTGGATCAGGATCTACTCCTGTTTTATTTAAAAAATGAACATTATTAAATGTATATCCGTTTTCTACCCCAATTTCTAAATAGGTATTGTCTTTATTTGTTAGTTGATTTATTATTTGATGTCTAGAATTAAATAGAGTATTATATTTTGGTCTTTGTATATCTGTGTTGATGATTTCATATTTTTCTGTAGATAAATACATAACTTTAAAATAATTTGTTAGTTCTTCATTTGTATGATCTACTAATGTATAACATTTCATCTTATCTAACTTTAAATAATCTAATCGCGACCATAAATATTCATTTGTAGATTTATTATCTAACAAAATAAAATCATATTGAAACTCTGAATTTCCATTTTTATACATATCTTTTATTCGTTCTAAATTATCTAATAGACTATCATAGCCAATAATACAAATTTGGCAGTTTGAATTGTTATTAACTAACAAATTACAATATTTGTTAGTATATGTTGTCTGATCTCTTAACCAAATTTGAGAATGATTTGTTATGTATGTTTCGTCTTCGTATGCGTTAATCTGTTTCATTTTTTCATGTATATTATATGTTTCATAATAAATTGGACCAATATAATTTGGACCTATACGATTAATTTCAGCGTTTCTAATAAGTGAAAAGTTGTTTTCACCTTCATTCATATATTGAATATACCCTAATTTATGAATTTTTGCCATTTTATACCCTTTACTTACTGTATTACTTATTACCTTGCTTTCAGTATAACTTATAGCCGTTCTTAATAAAATTTCATAATCATCACATATATGTAATTGTTCACAATAATTACCTAATTCTAATAAAAATGTACGACGCCATATTCTTGGATGATTTGGACAGCAAACTAAATGGCTTAACGTAATATTATTTATGTTAGGTGTAATGTATACCAATCGCCATTTATCTTTATATTTCATAGAATAATATCCACCATAACCCTTACAAATAAAATCGCCATACCATTGATTTTCTCCTGATTCATATACACAAATAAAATCCATATAAATAAACCCTACTTCCGGATTGCTGTCAAATAAATTTGCGGCATCTTGTAAAACATCTGGTAAAATCTCATCATCATGATCCATTTCTAAAACATATTTACCTCGGCATAAACTAACAGCTTCATTTTTAACATTTCCTATGCTACCATTATTTTGCGAATGTCTATAAAAACGTATACGATTATCATTTAACATATTGTCTCTTAAAAACTGAAAATGTGTATCGTCAGGCGAATCATCCATAATAATCCATTCCCAGTCTTTTAAAGTCTGTTCTTTTAAACTATTATAGACGCGCATAATTTTGTGATATGAATTATATGAAGGTGTGAAAAGAGAAAATGTTGGTCTTAAAAACTTTT